GGTGTGGATATGGCTTCTCGTGCGGTTCACAACGGCATTTCGCTCCGCGTTGTCCGTCAGTACGACATCAACAACGACCGTATGCCTTGCCGTATTGACGTGCTGTATGGCTTCTCTACCATCCGTCCGCAGATGGCTGCCCGTATTTGGGGCGCGTAAAACTTTACGCCTCGGCTTAGGCCGGGGCGTAATCCTCTTTTTCTTGGAGAAACATCATGGCACTTCCTTCAGTTGGTGGCGGGTACCAAATTGGTGACGGCAATCGCAACGAGATTTTTCTCGGTGAGATGTCTGATCCACAAACCGCAACCGCAACCGCAACCCTGACCGCCGCACAAATCACTGGTGGCCTTTTGGTTGCCAACCCAAGCGCCTCGGCTGCGTCCTACACGTTGCCTACCGCTGCTTCGGTTGATAGCGTGCTGACCAACGCTAAAATTGGCAGCACCTTTACTCTGTCTATCGTCAACCTCGGCACCTCTTCGGGCGCTCTGACGATTGTTGCTGGCACCGGATGGACCCTCGTTGGTTCGGCTACCGTGGCTATCACAAGCTCGGCTCAAGTGCTAGCTTACCGCACCGCAGCCAACGCCTACACGCTTTACCGCGTCGCCTAAAACAGATGTGCCCTACGTCATTGTGGCGTAGGGCATTTTGTCTTTCATAGGGTTCTCATGCAAACCTACCTTCGGCATCCGGTTCACGGAACAAAAATCGCCAATATTGATATGGAAGTAGAATACGACAAAGAGCATGGCTGGGAAGAGTACGACCCAGAAGCCTTTATCGAACCCGAAGTTTCTGCTAATGTTTTGGAAGCGAAACGGCGCGGCAGGCCACCGTTAAACAAAGAGGCATAGTATGACCACGGCAGGCGAACTGATAGACGGCGCTTTGCGGCTGCTCGGTATGCTTGCTGAAGGCGAAACCCCTTCTGCCGCTACATCCCAAGACGCCTTGTTTGCCATGAACCAAATGATTGATTCGTGGAACACCGAACGATTGTCGGTTTTTTCAACGCAAGATCAGGTATTTTCGTGGGCACCGAGCCTTATTAGCCGAACGCTTGGTCCTACGGGTGATTTTGTAGGCAACCGCCCCGTGCTGTTGGATGACGCAACCTATTTTAAAGATCCTGCCAACGGCATCTCGTTTGGCATTAAGATTATCAATCAACAGCAGTACGACGGCATTGCGGTCAAGACCGTGACCAGCACCTATCCGCAAGTCATCTGGGTAAACATGGATTACCCAAACATCGACATGTACGTGTATCCCGTGCCTACCAAAGTGCTGGAGTGGCATTTCATCTCGGTTACGGAACTAACTCAACCAGCCACACTAGCCACCACGCTGTCATTCCCGCCCGGCTATCTGCGGGCGTTCCGCTACAATCTAGCCTGCGAGATCGCAGGCGAGTTTGGCGTTGAGCCATCGCCGCAAGTTTCGCGGATTGCAATGTCTGCCAAGCGCAACATCAAGCGTATCAATAACCCTGACGATATTATGTCGCTGCCATACAGCATCGTCGGCACTCGCCAGCGGTTTAACATCTTTGCCGGTAACTACTGATGAAGACGCCTATCTTAGGTTCGTCATACGTCGCCCGCAGCGTAAATGCTGCGGACAACATTATGATCAATCTGTTTCCGGAGATCATTCCAGAGGGCGGCAAAGAGCCTGCGTTTCTCAACAGAGCGCCAGGTCTGCGTTTGCTTGTAACCTGTGGAATCGGCCCCGTGCGCGGCCTGTGGCAACTTGGCGACTACGGCTATGTGGTATCCGGAACCGAACTCTACAAAGTTACTTCGTCTTGGGTTGCAACGCTAATTGGAAATGTTTCTGGCACTGGCCCCGTGTCTATGGCGGACAACGGAACCCAACTTTTTATTGCCTGCAACGGCCCTAGCTACATTTACAACTCTAGCACTTTGGCGTTCGCGCAGATTACGGACCCTGACTTCCCCGGCGCGGTGACGGTTGGATATCTTGACGGCTACTTTGTGTTTAACGAACCCAACAGCCAGCGCATTTGGGTAACAAGCCTTTTTGATGGTACTAGCATCGACCCGTTAGAATTTGCCAGCGCCGAAGGATCTCCTGACGGTTTGGTTTCGCTAATCATTGACCACCGCGAAGCGTGGCTGTTTGGAACAAACTCTGTTGAGGTTTGGTACGACGCGGGGTTGGTTGACTTCCCCTTAACGCGCATCCAAGGCGCGTATAACGAAATCGGTTGCGTAGCTCCGTATTCAGTTGCCAAGCTCGACAACGGTTTGTTTTGGCTTGGCGGCGACGCCCGCGGTACAGGTATCGTCTATCGCGCCAACGGTTACACCGGCCAACGTGTAAGCACTCACGCCGTCGAGTGGCAGATTCAGCAGTACGCCGACATCAGCGACGCGCTGGCCTACACCTATCAGCAGGACGGCCATGCGTTTTATGTGTTGGTGTTTCCTAGCGCCAACGCAACCTGGGTATTTGATGTGGCTACAGGCGCTTGGCATGAGCGGGCCGGCCTAGACAACGGCGTCTTTACCCGTCACCGCAGCAACTGCCAAATGGCGTTTAGTAGTGAAATTGCGGTTGGCGATTTTGAAAACGGTAATGTCTACGCTTTTGATCTTGACGTTTTTGCCGACAACGGCGAACCACAAAAGTGGCTTCGGTCGTGGCGGGCGCTGCCGACAGGCGAAAACAATCTAAAGCGTACTGTGCAACATAGCCTTCAATTAGACTGCGAAACTGGCAATGGCCTTAATACCGGCCAAGGATCAGACCCGCAAGTCATGCTGCGTTGGTCAGACGACGGCGGACACACTTGGTCCAACGAGCATTGGAAGTCTACCGGCGCAATCGGCGTTTACGGCAAGCGCGTATTTTGGCGCAGGCTTGGTATGACCACAAAATTGCGCGATAGGGTATACGAAGCGTCAGGAACCGATCCAGTTAAGATCATCATTGTTGGGGCCGAGTTAGCAATTAGCGGCACCAATGCCTAGCATTCAAAACATAACCAATATCCCCGCCCCCCGCGTTGAGTTTATTGACTCACGCACGGGTTTGATGTCGCGTGAATGGTACAGGTTTTTCCTTAACCTATTTACGTTGACGGGCGGCGGCAATAACCCAACCAGTTTGGAAGATCTTCAGTTGGGGCCGGCGTTTGAATTTACGCCGGATATGTTTGTCGTAGACAACCTATCTCCTGACACTGAATCTGCTATTGCCACCTTATCAATGTCGGTGAACGACTTTGGGCAAAGCCTTCAGACGCTTCCCGTGGATTTTGGCGGCACGGTTTCAAGCGTCAATGTAACGCTAGCCACAACAGGCACCGACGTATCTTTTAGCGCCGCCAACAGCACGACCGCGCCCGTGATTGCCCTAAGCATCCCCACAGCGTCTGCCGTTAATCGCGGGGCGCTGTCTGCGGCTGATTGGACCACCTTTAACAACAAAGGCAGCGGTACGGTCACAAGCGTTACGGGCACGGCTCCTGTGGTCTCCAGCGGCGGCAATACGCCAGCCATAAGCATGGCTGCTGCCACCACTTCTGTAGATGGCTACCTTACTGCCACTGACTTCACCACGTTCAACAACAAGGGAAACGGTACTGTTACCAGCGTTGCCGCGCTTACTTTGGGCACATCTGGTACGGATGTAAGTTCCTCTGTAGCTACAAGTACCACTACACCTGTCATCACCCTCAACATTCCCACAGCGTCTGCCGCTAACCGTGGGGCTTTGTCCGCCGCCGACTGGACAACTTTTAACGCCAAAGGTAGCGGCACCGTTACAAGCGTTACAGGAACAGCGCCTGTTGTTTCTAGTGGAGGCGCTGCCCCCGCTATTAGCATGGCCGCAGCTAGCACCACCGTAGACGGATACCTTACTGCCGCTAACTTTACGATCTTCAACAACAAGGGTTCCGGCTCAGTCACAAGCGTTGCGCAGACCTTTACGGGCGGCTTGATCTCTGTTGGCGGATCGCCAATTACCACGTCAGGCACACTGGCGCTCACGGTTGCGGGCACGTCGGGCGGCGTCGTTTACTTTACGTCGGCTAGCACCTGGGCATCTTCGGCGCTTCTCGCAGCTAACGCGCTTGTGGTCGGCGGCGGCGCAGGCTTGGCACCCGCGACGGTTACGACCGGCGCAAATGTTGTCACGGCTCTTGGTGTGGCTGTCGGCACGGCTGGATCGTTTGTCGTCAATGGTGGCGTGTTAGGCACCCCGTCCAGCGGCACCGTGACAAACCTGACGGGTACAGCGTCGATCAATATCAACGGCACCGTGGGCGCTACGACGGCCTCTACGGGCGCGTTTACGTCGCTGTCCTACACGACCACCCTCACGGGCGGCACGGGCATCGTCAATCTGGGCAGCGGGCAGTTCTATAAGGATGCAACAGGCAAGGTCGGCATCGGAACCGCTGTTCCCATAACCAATCTGCACGTTTCGACCAATGACCAATCAACCAACCGCCTGCGCCTTCAAAACACAGGCGTTGGCGGCGGCACCTTTGATATTGTCGGCGGTCAACCCGGCGTCAGTAACGCAGGGCTAGCGATTTTTGATGTAGGCAGCTCTGCAACGCGAATGTATCTTAACTCCAGCGGAAACTTTGACTTTGGAGGAACCATTGCGGTTAGCGCGGCGGCGGGCAATTACACGCTTGATACGTCTAGTGCAGCGGTTTCCGTTGCAAATACCGGCACTGTTAATTTCAGCAATGCGTCCGGAATGCTAATCGTAAATAACCATAACACCGGCGCTATTTCGATGTATTTTATGGGCGGCGGTGCTGTTTCAACGCCAGGCACTCAGACATCCGCGGGCGGCGCTGTTGGAGCCGTTACTTATAACGCGGGCATAAATGGCTACACTTGGACTAATAACTCTGGAAGCACGGCAACGGTTGGATTTATGTTTTTCAGAACAAGAACAAACGCTTAGGAAAAGCTATGAAATATACATCCTTGTTCATTGCCGATAATATGTTTGAAATATCGACCACCTTTAACGAGGAGCCGATTAAGTTTTTTGTTGTTGTTGCGTCTTCTGACAAAGAGCTAGATGGATTAGTGGCGTTTCATCTTAATCAATTGGCAACCCCGTACAA